ACCCACCATTTATGCATAAGTCTGATATTTTTGGTATTGCAGGTTCTTTTGACATAAGTAAATGGTTAGGCCAATTAGTTTTTCATCAATATATACAGGTAATCCTATTGAAATAAAAAAAGGAGAACCTATGGCATATGTAACTTTTAATAAAGAAATTAAATTTAAAAGGTTTACCGTTACAGAGCCTATGGTTAATATTGCTCATAGCTGTTTAAGTCTAAAAGTTTATTCCCCAAAATCTTCTTTATCTTATTGCTATGAAAGATTTAAAATAAATAGATATAATAAACAAATAATGAAACTAATAAATGAACAAATAGACTAAGGATAAACTAAATGTTCGGTTTTACGGCACTATCTGAAGCTCCCTTTGGTGTATCATCCTCATCTGTATCTCCAGATGTTTCTTTAGGTAGTGTCTCTGCTAGTACTGCAGTAGCAGGTCTGTCTGTTGGTGGTTTTGAAGTTGACATCTCAGAAAGACTTGGGTCTGTAAGTGCTACTGGTGCTGTAGGAACTATAAGTTTTAATACAGAAGAAAAGCTAGGCAGTGTTTCTGGTACAACAGGTATTAGTTCAGTCTCTGTAAATTTAACTGTAACACCTACAGGAGTACAAAGTACTGGTGCAATAGGTACACTAGAAAATAGCAACACTGTTACATTAACTGGTGTGTCTGGAACAGGTGCTGTAAATACAGTAGAGAATAGTAATACATCTACACTTACTGGTGTGTCTGGGACAGGTTCTGTAAATACAGTAACCATTACGTTTTCTGAAAGTTTAGCAAGTGTTTTTGGTACAGGACAAATAAACTCTGTAACTGTAAATGTAACAGAAAAAATTAATAGTGTAAGCAGCACTGGATCAGTAAATACTGTTGATGCAAGATTTTCTTTTCCAATTTCTGGTGTAGCTGCTACTGGTTCTTTAGGTACACTTACACTTACTGCAACTTCTACCATAGTAATTTCAAGCAGTGGACTAACTTCTTCTTTAGGAACAATAGAACCTAAAGTAAGTGAAAGCATTGTTGGTGTTCAGGGTTCTGGTTCTGTTGGAACACTTCAAACTAAAACAGCTAGTGGTCTTACAGGTGTTTCTTCTACAGGTATAGTTACATCTGTAGCTATAAATGTTTTTGAAATTGATGTAACAGAACAATTATCTTCTGTAAGTTCTACTGGTGCTGTAGCTACTGTATCTGTAAACATTTCAGAAAGTATTACTGGTGTTTCTGGTACAACAGCTTTAGGTTCTATAGTTACCACTACATCAGAAGCATTAAATTCTGTAAGTGCTACAGGTAATGTAGGTTCTTTAGGAGTTGATGTAAGTCTGTCATTGACAGGAGTGCAAGGCTCTGGTGCGGTAAACACTTTAAGTATTAGTGTGGGTAAAACACATACGTTAGTTGGTGTTAGTGCTTCTGGTAGTGTAGGTTCTTTAAAAGTTAATAACTCTGTAATTCCAACAGGTGTAGTTGTTGCAGGTGAAGTTGAGGGCTTAGAAGCCAAAGTTAGTGAAGTTTTAAACAGTGTCTTTGCAACAGGTGCTATTGGACTTCTTTCTTTCCCTGCAACACAAAGTCTAACCTCTGTTGGATTACAAGTAGCATTAGGTCAACTTACTGCAACAGGTGTTGTATTTGATTTTGACCCAGATGCTTACAACAGACAAAGAACTATATACGCAGTAGCACAAGATAATAATAATACAGTTATTATACCACCACAAAATAGAACCTTGTATATACCTAAACAAAACAAGAATACACAAATCATTAAGATTGCAGCCTAAAGGATAGTATAATGTCGTACAAGTGGCCCGATAAAGATAAAGACGAAGTTTTAGATTATAGTATTGATTGGTCACGTTTTCTTGATACCGATACTATTTCTAGTGTTGCATGGCACATAGATGCTGCTAATGGAACAAAAACAGAGGTATCCTCAAATGATATAGTTAATGGTCTTCAATTTGTTCAGGCTACTAACACTACTACTGTAGCTACTACTAGATTTGGATTAGGTACTAATAATATCAGATACAAAATAACGTGTAAGATTACAACAAATGGTGGACTACAATATGAACGTTCTGTATTCTTACGTATTAAGGAGAAATAATAATGGCCTACAACTACTTAGCACTAGTAAATGATGTTAATCGTAGGTTAAACGAAGTAGAATTAACCTCTTCTAATTTTGCTTCTGCAACAGGTTTTTATAGTTTAGCTAAAGATGCAGTAAATTCTTCTCTTCGTCATGTTAATCAAGAAGAGTTTGAATGGCCTTGGAATCATGTAGAGGAAACAGAAGTATTAGTGGCAGGGGAAATTAGATATAGTATGCCATATGATTCTAAAACAATTAACATGAATACCTTCCGTATTAAAAGAGATAGTGATTTAAATGTGGAAACTGTTAAATTAAAAGTACTTAGCTACGAAGAATGGCTTGACAAATACGCCGATTCAGAGTATAACTCTAGTACAAACATACGTTCTGTTCCTACACATGTAGCTAGAACACCTAGTAGAGAACTTATATTTTATCCTGCCCCCGATAAAGCCTATGAAGTAGTGTATGAATATTATACTTTATCCCATGACTTAGAACTACACGACGATGTACCTACTCTTCCAGAGCAATATAAATATGTTATTGTCGATGGTGCTATGTATTATGCTTATCAATTTAGAGGTGATACACAAAGTGCTAATCTATCTTTTAACAAATTTACTCAGGGTATAAAACACCTAAGAAGTTTAAATATTAATCGTAATGAATATATACGTGATACAAGAGTTTATTATTAATGGCAACACAATGGCAAACATATCCTATAGAATTTAGGGGTGGACTTATTTCCAATCTTAGCCCATTGCAACAGGGTATTAATGCTGTAGGTTCTGCTACTGTACTACAAAATTTTGAGCCTAATAAAAATGGTGGGTACAGTAAACTTTTAGGTTTTGAAAAGTACAGTACTACAACTGTACCGGGAACTGGTCCTATCCTAGCATTAAAGGTTATTAGTTCTGGTCTTGTAGTAGCAGCACGTAAAGTAGATAGCAGTGCGATAACAACATATACAGCAACAGCTTCTGTAAATGGAACTACAAGTTCAACAACAGCACTAGTGGTAGACGGTAATTCTGGTACTATTGAAGTTGGCATGTCTGTTACTGGAACAGGTATATCTGGAACACCAACCGTTGCCACAGTAACAGATCAAAACACTTTAGTTTTGTCTTCTACCCAATCTTTATCAAATGATGTAGCTTTAACCTTTAAACATTTAGATACACCAGATTTAAATAAAACAGCTTACTATTATAGTACAGGTACAACATGGACCTTTATGGCAAAAAGTGTTTCTACTAATGGTGGCAAAGCTAAACACACAGAATTTAATTTAAACGGTGACGATAAAGTTATTTTTGTAGATGGAACTAGCTACCCTGCTATTTATAATACTTCTGGAAACAGTACAACATTTCTTACTTCATCTAACAGTTCAGATATTAGTGGTGCAGAACATGTAGCAATGTTTAAAAAACATGCTTTTTATGCCAAAGGTAATAATCTTTATTTTAGTATTCCTTCTAATGTAAGTAACTTTGGTACAGGCTCTGGAACTATTAATGTAGGACATGACATAACAGGTCTTACAGTTTTTCGTGATCAACTTATTATTTTTACAACAGACACAATACAAAAAATTACAGGTAACTCTGTTAGTGATTGGGCTTTAGCACCTATTACAAATAAAACAGGTTGTATTAACGGAGACACCATACAAGAAGTTGGTGGTGATATTATTTATTTAGCTCCTGATGGGATTAGATTGTTAAGTGCTACAGATCGTATCGGTGACTTTGCATTAGATGTTGCATCTGATTCAATACATAAAGATGCTGATTCTTTTTTAAATACATCAAACGAATTTTCTTCTATGCTTATAAGAAATAAATCTCAGTATCGTATCTTTGCTTATGTTTCTTCAGAGAGAAACTCTGTTGCTAAAGGTTTAATAGCTACTAAATTTATTGCTCAAGGTTCTGCAGGTATTAACTGGGCTTCGACAAAAGGTATAAAAGCCTATATAGCAGATAGTAGATATGCAGGAGATCAAGAAACTTCCGTGTTTGTAAATGATGATGGCTATGTCTATAGGATGGAAACAGGTAGTAATTTTGATAGTTCTAACATTGAGGCTATTTATGAATCTCCTTTTATGCCTATTCAAGACCCTCAGATACGTAAGACTTTTTATAAAATGGCCTTGTATGTTACACCTACTGGCTCTACATCAGTAGACTTAAATCTTACATACGATTTTAACGATGACAAAATTATACAACCACCTACACAAGCTATATCCAGTACAGGTACTTCTGTATTTTCCTATGGGGCATCTGATGCTATTTACTATGCTAAAAATATTACTTATGCAGTAACAGTATCTAATCCGGGATCAGGAAATAAATATTATATATCAGACCATACTGGTGCTGCTCCAACTTTAAGCCTAACAATAGGTCGTACATATAGATTTACACAAGAAGATAATAGTAATTCTACTCACCCTCTAAGATTTTCTACAACAGCAGACGGTACTCATGGTGGGGGTTCTGCATACACAACAGGTGTTACTACAAGTGGAACAGCAGGAAGCTCTGGGGCATATACTGAGATAACAATTACAGACAGTACACCTACACTATATTACTATTGTACTAATCATAGTGGTATGGGAGGCACTGCTAATATGGTAGAAGCAACAGAAATAACCTATGGTGGTGAACTAGATAAAATATATAATACTAATTTAATCGGATCGGGTAAAACGGTAGCTCTACGTATAGCTGACAATTCAACCAATCCCACATTTACTCTTGACACAGCAGTGTTAGAGTACAGACAAAACGATAGGCAATAATATGGCAGGATATTCAAGACAAGACACAGCAAACAACATTGCTAATGGTAAAGTTATTGATGCAGATGACTTAGACAGTGAGTTTAATGCGGTTGAAACTGCATTTAATGCATCAAGTGGTCACGTTCACGATGGCACTACAGCTAACGGTGCTCCTATTACTAAGGTTGGTCCTAGTCAAGACCTTGTTGTATCATCAACTAGTGTGTTACCAAAAACAACAAACACTTTAGATGTGGGTTCAAGTGGAGCACAATTTAAAGATGGATATTTTGATGGATCAGTTAAAGGGCATACACTACAAGCAGGTACTAATGGATACACAACTATTGTTGATAATGAAATTGATGTATCTAGTGGA